CTATTAATTTAGAAGATAATAATTTAAAAACTATTAATTTAGAAGATAATAATTTAAAAACTATTAATTTAGAAGATGATAATTTAGAAGATGATAATTTAAAAAAGATTAATTTAGAAGATGATAATTTAAAAAAGATTAATTTAGAAGATGATAATTTAAAAAAGATTAATTTAGAAGATGATAATTTAAACGAAAATATAAAAAAAATAGTTATAGATGATAATAAAGGGGATATAATTAAAAAATATGTTAAAGATAATAATAAAAATTTTAGCTTTTTTAATTAATCTTATAAGTTTAAAAAAACGTTTTTATTTCTTAAAGAGAAATATAATGAATGACATATATAAAAATGCTTTTGTGAGATGTGGTTTAGCTGGTTTAGTGGCTGCTATAATTTCTTTTATTGAACATAAAATGGATAAAGAAATAGAATTTAAGCCAGATTATTCCAGATATATAAAAATTTTTTTATTAGTAACTAGTTTAAGTTATGGAGTATTAATTATAGGTTATCCTGTTTCTACACAAAAAGATGTAGGTGATTCTAATTCTTGGACTGAAAAAACAGTTCAAACAAGTGAACAAATTCATACAGGAAATCCAAATTTCTAATTTTTTATCTTAAATATTTTATATATATATTTTAATAATGTTGAAAAAAATTATAAAAGTATTACTAAAAATATTAAAAAATAAAAATTTTACTATTTTTTTTGCTCTTTTTACACTATTAATTATTTCTTTCATTGTAACAAACCAAGAAAGTTCTATAACACAGTCTTTGCTTTATATAATTAGTTTTCAAATAGTTAGATTTATAATAATTGTTGTATTAACATTTATAATATATATAAATTTAGAGCTGGGTTTGTTATGTTTAATAATATTTTCAGTATTATTAAATATTCCTATATATAGAGAATCATTTGATAACATAAATAATATGGTTGATAAATCCAAAATTTTAAAATATAATAAAAATTTTAAAGAACCTAAAAAATTGGTTACAAAAGAAGAAAATATTAAAAAAGAAAATATTAAAAAAAATGATATAAAAAACGAAAATCTGGAAAAAAATGATATTAAAAAAAGAAGAAAAAAGGGTTACGCTATATCAGAAGATATGTATAAAGATAATAAAAAAAATATAGAAAAGAATACAAATATAGAGGAAGTAGATTTGGAAAATAACGATGATACTATAGAAAGAGAATTAAAAAAAAAACACACAAATGATTTTAAAAAATTAGAAGAATTCGATAGTTCATCATCAAATTCATCTGAATCTGAATCTTCAAATAGTTCTACAGATTCAAGTGATTCTGAAAAAGAAATGGATGATGTATCTATGACTAAAGCAAGAGGTCATATGTTAAATAAACTAAGAAACGGATTAAAAAAAAAATATATAAATAATGATTAATTAAATTGATAAATTGTTTCATCTTTGGGTATTTGAGAAGAGTCTATTCTAAATATATTAAATATATCTTTTTGTAATTGATTTTTAGGTAAAGAACTTGATGCGTATTTTGTAATTTTTACGTATAGACTAAAATTATCTTCTAATTGATTAAAATTCATATTTATACCTTCCTCTTTAAATTTTGTCCATTCAACCAATAATTCAAAAATAGGTGATTTATTATCAAAATATTCTATTATTGTTGTAGATAATCTTGCTAAATCAAAATTATAATTTAATTTCTTTTTCAAATGGCTTGCTGGATTATAACCATATTGTCCACCAGCGTCTCCATTTTTTTCAAAAACATCACTATAGTATATATTATTTTTTATTTTAAATATACTTCTAGCAAAGTCTATAATTTTCAGTTCGTTTCCAAAAGTTGGAACTTTAAAAAAAGTATCTTTATATCTAAAATAATTAAATTTTTTTTCAGTTTTATTAAACATAATATTATCACTATGTAAATCATTATGAATAAAACCAATATGTTTTTGGGCTGCTGCTAAACCAAAGCAAATCTGGAATATAATTCCTAACCATTGATGTTCATCAATACCCTTTTCTTCTAAATCAGTTAAAGTAATTTCACAAGATTCCATACAAAGTATTTGAATAGGAATTTTCCTTAATTTAACCCAATATTCAGAACACAACATACTATCATTTGAGACATCACTATCATTTGAGACATCACTATCATTTGAGACATCACTATCATTTGAGCCATCACTATCATTTGAGACATCACTATCATTTGAGCCATCACTATCAGTTGAATTATCATTATCATTTGAATTATCATTATCATTTGAATTATCATTATCATTTGAGCCATCACTATCAGTTGAATTATCATTATCAGTTGAATTATCATTATCATTTGAATTATCATTTGAATTATCATTAAAATCCTTAATCACTTTATTTTTTTTAGTTGAATAAATTTCTTCTAAATCTATTTTAGTATCTATTTCAGTATCTATTTCAGTATCTATTTCAGTATCTATTTCAGTATGAATGTTAATATTTTTTTTATTTAATTCTAATCTTTGTAAATTTTCCAAAGATAATTTATCAAAATCTTTTAAATTATCATCAAAAATAATATCAAAATTCTTACCATTTCCATCAATAAACCATTTATCACCATTAATAAAGTTATAATCTTCAGATATGTCGTGTTCGTATGTTTCAGCAATACCATTAAATCCTCCATAATATTCAGGGAATATAGAAGTGTAATTATTTTTTTTTAATTTACTAGTAATATAACATCCCATAACTTCAATATAGGCATTATTATTTGGATTATTTATTTTTTTCAATGTCATATTACTTTCATTTGATGGTACTTTTGAATTAAAATCATATATACCTTCCATATATTTTATAACATCTAAAATAGGATTACTTTTTATGAAAATATCTTTTTCAATAATATAATTTTTATAATCATTATAGTCTTTAGATTTTTGATATAAACTATTTTTTATCATTTTTATTTTAATAGGTCCGTGTAGTTTAGAGGCTATATTTTCATCGATATCTTCTATTTCTAATATGATATAGTCACCTTTAAGATTAAACATTTTTTTGGAATATGAATTATGAAATTTTATATATTTTGGAAATACTGGCATATAAACTTGACTATCTAATAATCCTAGTTTTTTCTCTATGGATTTATATAATGAATCTTGGGAAACTTTTTTAAGTTTGTGAAATTCAAAATTTAGAGACATTAAAAAAATATAAAAAATAATCTTTAAATTAGTTTAGATTGCGGAATTTAATTCTTAATAAAAAAATACAAATAGTAATGAACTTGGAACTAAAAAAATTTGATTTAGCAAACATTAAAAAAGATAAAGTATGTGTTTTTATAGGAAAACGTGAAACAGGAAAAAGTTTTTTAGTTAGAGACTTACTTTATTATCACCAAGATATTCCTATAGGCACTGTTATATCTGGAACAGAAGCTGCCAATTGTTTTTATGGTAATATTGTACCAAGTTTATTTATACACGACCAATATACACCAGAGATTGTTCATAATACTTTAAGAAGACAAAAGATGGTAGTTAAACAAATGAAACAAGAAGAATCTTTATATGGTAAAACAAGTATTGATCCCGACGCATTTCTTATTCTGGATGATTGTTTATATGATAATAGTTGGACAAAGGATGTTAATGTTAGGTCTATATTTATGAATGGTAGACATTATAAAATGATGTTTATAATTACTATGCAATATGCTTTAGGAATTCCTCCAAATCTTAGAACTAATATAGATTATGTATTTATTCTTAGAGAGAATTATGTTTCAAATAGAAAGAGATTATATGAAAATTATGCTGGTATGTTTCCAAGTTTTGAAGTGTTTTGTCAAGTTATGGACCAATGTACTGAGAATTTCGAATGTTTGGTAGTTCATAATAATGCTAAAAGTAATAAATTGGAAGACCAGGTTTTTTGGTATAAAGCTGACCCACATGACGATTTTAAAATAGGAGCTCCTGAATTTTGGGAACACCATAGTAATAATTTCCAAGATGATTTAGACGAAGAAGATGATTTTACATATACAAAAAGAAAAGGTCCACAGGTTAATGTTAAAAAAACATATACATAAATGTTAAAAAATAGGATCCACATCCGAAAACATTTTAGAATAAGTATCCGTAAGGTTTATATTTTCAATTTGTTCATCGTATAGAGTTCTTGGAACAAATCTATATTCTATAGTTCCTTCTTTTGTATTTTCTTTATATTTATTATTCATATATCCTATTGTTATAAATATAATTCCTAGGATAAAAAAGAAAAAACTTAAAGATTTCATATTTAATTATTATAAATAAAATAATACTATACATTTAGTTAATTATAAGCCTATTATTTGCTGTTCATTTTTAAATATTTGTTTTATTTTTCTACTTTTAGTATTTTCTAAACATATATTAAATAATTCTAATAAAACTTTTTTAGAATGGTCTTTTTTTTTAAAAATAAAATTATTATCTTTTAAATTCCAATATTTTTTAATTAATTTTAATAATTTTGATAAAAGAGGATTTTTAATATCAATATAATTTATTTTTTTTAAATTTGTAAATAATATTGTTTTTTTTTCTAATCTTTTTTTTAGTTTATTAAGTCTATTATTAATTCTAATACCAGGAGCAAAGAATTCACCCAAAAATCTATCTAATATAAGTTCTTCTTTATTTAATTCATTATCTAAATGGGTATATATTTTTAATATAATAATTATTATAGCAAAAATATCTTGGCTCCTTGGTTTAGGAAATATTAATGTATTAGAATTATTTTTACGTGATTTTATCCGGGTATTACCATTGGTTACTCTTTTCATAGTGTTTAGTCCATATAAAGAACCTCCCCTCAAATTATTTATTTTTTTTTGATTCATTCTGGGATGAATATATCTATTAGTTCCGCGATAAATATTATAACAATTATAATCATTAAGATTACATGAAAATCCAAAGTCAATTAATTTTAATTTTTTAGTTTCTGGATTATAAAAAATATTTGCTGGTTTTAAATCTCTATGGGAAATTTTCAGTTTATTATGTAGTAATGACACAGATAATATTATTTTTGATATTATATAGAAAAATTCATTATCTTGTATATATTCACTTTTTTTAAGATATTGATCTAAGTCCTCTCCGTCAAGATACTCGAAAATTATAATTTGGGATGATTCATTAATAATAATATCTTCAATATATGTTATATATTTATTAATTAATTTTATAACTTTTAATGACTTTATTACATCTATTTTTTTTTTTAAATTTATTAATTTAAAAGGTTCATCATTTTTTTTTTTCATAATTTTTATTACAAAAGTGTTACTTTCATAAATAACTTTAAAAACTAATCCATAGGTTCCTTCTCCTAACAATTTAAATCTATATTTATCAATATAAAATATTTTTTCATTTTTTTTTTGTTTAATTAAAGCTACATTTTTTACAATAAAATCATACATTTATAATTAATATATAATTAAGGAACATAAAAAAACTAGAATAGGTTAAACATAAAAACTAGAATAGGTTAAACATAAAAAAACTAGAATAGGTTAAACATATTTAAAGATTCGTATAATATATAATTAAAAAATAAAAATATTATTCTATAATGACTGAAAACCCTAACACTCTTGAAAACACTAACACTCTTGAAAACACTGACCCTCTTGAAGATTTTCTCGAAGTTGATAGATCAATACCAGGACAAAATTTTGTTTGTTTGTCATTTATTTCTCCAGAAAATATTTTAGAGGATAAAAGATTATTTGGTTTATATAAATATAATTTGTCTATTAATAAAGGCTATGATATGAATACAGAAGATGATATGACTTTCAAACAATTTAAAGAAAAATATGATGATTATCAATCTATTAATGAAAAAACTTTACAGACTGAATTTGATGAATTATGTGATTTTAAAACTAATGTAAGAGGTGTTAAGATTAGAGGTATTTACGACACACAAAGAGAAGCTAATATTCGAGCACAAGTTCTCCAGAAGATGGATAATTCTTTTCATGTTTATGTTGGTCAAGTAGGATATTGGTTACCTTGGGATCCAGACCCAAATTCTATAGCTGATCAAGAATATTTAAACAACGACCTTAATAGATTAAATAAAGAATATACTAAAAATCAAACTAAAAAAGATATGTTTTATGATGAACAGAAAAGAGATAAAAAACTGGCTGCCTTAAAAGAAAATGAAACAAAGAAAAAGAAAAATAAGGAGGATGAAGAAAAAAAGAAAAATGAGGAGGATGAAGAGAAAAAGAAAAATGAGGAAACAGTTATTCATGATAGTGAAACAGTTATTCATGATAGTGAAACAGTTGGACTTAATGAAAGTGATAAAAAATTAGAAGAAGCTTTAAATGAGATAGACCCTTGGATGGCGAGAAAAATGGAAGAAGGATTAGATAAAAATAATTAGATAAAAAATAATTAGATAAAAAATAATTAGATAAAAAATAATTAGATAAAAAATAATTAGATAAAAAATAATTTCTAATTATAAAATATATGAATTCGATTGATGAAATGACTGTTGATATGATGGAAATCTTAAAAAGATTTTTTAAATATGTGTGCGAGGGTTTAATGGTTGCTATCGCCGCATTTGTCTTCCCTAGAAAGAAAATGAATCCCGATGAGATTTTAATGATAGCAGCAGTGGCATCAGCCACTTTTGCTATATTAGATATGTATGCTCCTGCTATAGGAGCCACTGCTCGACAAGGTGCTGGTTTTGGTATAGGAGCATCTCTGGTAGACTTTCCGGGTGTTTAAGACTTTCCGGGTGTTTAAGACTTTCCTGGTGTTTAAGACTTTCCGGGTGTTTAAGACTTTCCGGGTGTTTAAGACTTTCCGGGTGTTTAAGACTTTCCGGGTGTTTAAGACTTTCTAAGAAGGTTAATTAATTTTCTTTAATGTTTCTATATAAAGAAAATAGTTGAAATATATTCCCATAAAATGTAATATTAAAAATCCTATATTATTTTTTTTTTTAATAATTATTATATGTAAATTTAAACATACAAAAAAAATATTAAAACAAAAAAAAAACTTCCATATTATAAGTAAATTCTCATTCGAAATATCCATAATATTATTTAATATTATTATTTATCCATTTGCGCTGATCTTTATACAGATGCTATAAATTCCCACTTCAAATATTCACATATTTGTTTCCATATTAAATCTTGTTGATGTAATTTTTCTCTACTTTTTAAAAGAATAAAGCAACCTAAAAATTGGTCTAATTCTAAAAGTTCCACAAATTTATGTAAAACATATGAATAGGATAAAAAATTTTTTCTATCTTTAGGGCAAAATTTGGTAAAAGGTATTTGAATTTCTTTAAACATTCTACGTAATTCTTCTTCAGTTCTTCTGCTCATTATAGGAGGTGGTAATCCATTTAATTTATTTATAATATGAGGAACATGTTCATAATATTTATTTTTTTTTAGTTTTTTAAGTATTTCTCTAACTTTAGATGGACTTAAATCAACCATATTATCTATCCGTTCTTTTTTAATTTCAATAAGAATTTGGTCGTATAAATCTTGTGGAATATCCGTAGTTTCTTTAGCCTGGAATTGAGCCAACCATTCATTAAAATGGTTAATTCTTTTATAGGCAAAATACGATATTTCTTTTGGGGGGTCTTTATATGATGGTTTATCAGAATCTATAACAATATAGTCAACTTGTCCACAAATTTCGCAAATCATGCACCCATCGGCTAAGTGAGTTTTCTTTTCAATATTACATTTTAGACAGAAGTCCTCATAATTATTTTTAATATTTTTAACAAAACAAGGGTCTGTTAGAGATAAATAATTATCAAAAATATCTTGTTTGTTATTACTATTAATTTGATTATTTTTATTTAACCAATCCATCACAGTTTTACTATTTTTCAATTTAAGTTTATCCGTTATTATTTTTTTTTTACTATTTTTATTGGTATTATCATAATAATTGAATAAAATATTACTAGTATTTTTATAATATTCTTTTTCCTCTTTTCCAGATTCTATATCAATTAATTCTTTTTCTAAAAGTTCTATTTTATCTTCTAAGTCATTCTTTATTACAAAATCTTCATCACTCATTTCTTTTAATATTGTTTTCATCAGTTTTTCATACTGTTCTTTATAAGATTTAAGTTTTTTTTTTTTACCTAGAAGTGATTTTTTCAAATCCTTGAAATATTTTATTTTAGTATTATGCTTGGCATCTATAGTTGTTCGATTGTCTATGACCACACGTTTTCTGTTTTTCACTTTAAATGACATTTTATTAATACTAATATTTATATATTTAAAAAAACTAATTTAAGTTTGAAATAAATATGTATATTTTTATTAAAAATCTATTAAACGCCATTTAATTTTCACGATAGCATCATTATTAAACCTTTCTTATTTGAAAAAAAAAAACAACAAACCTTATGTGGGTATAAATGTTATTAAATATAATGGTAAAAATATAAAAAAAATAAAAATAAAAAGGAATTTATTGTTAAAAAAAAATCTATATATAAGTTATAAAATGGGAGGAGGATTAATGCAATTAGTAGCTTATGGCGCTCAAGATATCTATCTTACGGGAAACCCCCAAATTACTTTCTTCAAGGTTGTCTACCGAAGACATACCAATTTCTCCATGGAGTCTATTGAACAGACTTTCAACGGAACTCCTGATTTCGGCCGAAAGGTTGTCTGTACGGTCTCGAGAAACGGTGATTTAATACACCGAGTCTACCTCCAGGTGGAACTTCCATCTGTCTCGGTGGCAGCGGGTGAATACTTCCGATGGGTCAATTGGGTTGGTCACGCTCTTATTAAGAACGTCGAAGTCGAAATTGGTGGTCAGCGAATAGATAAACACTATGGTGACTGGCTCCACATCTGGAACGAACTCACACAGACCTCCGGTAAACAAGCTGGTTATGCTTCCATGGTTGGTAACGTGGACCGACTTTTCCGACCTGTATCCGGCGGAAAATCTGTGGGGGGGGGAACTTTAGGAGATTCTCCTAGGGCTGTCAAGGATCAACAAGGTGTTATGC